TGGTATACAAGGTATTGCGGGTGCAGAATACTACGCACAACTTGGCGGTATCGCACCAACAGACTTTCTATTAACTGATGGTGTTATTACTGAACAAGAACGTGTTGCATATATGGATGCACTTTCTGTAGTGCAAGGATCAACATATTATGATGCAGCTGCTCTTGTTGCAGACTATGAAGATGATGCGTGGGAAGACGTTACTAGTGCCTTGAATCAATACGTGGAAGCTACACTTGCGATTGCACAAGTGGTACGAGTAAACGATTTAGCAGAAACTGCTGATGAGTCTGGGGATGTAAAAGATGCACAAAGAGTGCAAGACTATATAAACCAGAACGAGGCAGAAGTTTCATTGACTGCTGAAGAAGTTGAAACATACAACGTTGCACTTGAAGAAGTCGGAGACTACATTCAGGTTGCAGCTGCTTGGTCAGCAATGGCAGGCGATGCCGATATGTTAGCTACTATTGATGAGACTGCAGCTGGTTTTGATTTGTCAGTTGTAGATACAACCTTGGTCTGGGATGCAGCTGGTGGTACAATCACTGCAACTTATAATCAACAAGCAGGTGCAGCTGCTGACAGAATGTTACGACAATCAACATTCGATATGACAGGTTACTTTAAAACTGTCTCAGAGTTGTTAACTGCTGGTGAAGAGCAAGACTTTTATACAACAAGTCCTACAGGCGATCCTTGTTTTTATGTGCCTAGTGGGATAGATGGATGTTAATAAGATGAGTTTAGAAAACACAGAACTAAATATAGGTGGTGTTAAGTTACGAGGAGTGTATATAGCGCTCCTCGTGACAATTATTTCTACCATAAGTGGTGGAATCTGGACTGCTTCTGGATTGTACTCTAGATTAGAGGCACTTGAAGCACAAGAGATTCCTAATATAGAACCTCTGAAAGAAGATATTTCCTTGTTACAACAACAAGCGATTGAGAATGGAGTTCCTGAATTGCAAGGCAAATTAGCGCAGTTAGGAACTAACCTAAATACTATTGTGGATCAACAACAAGAGTTGTTAGGTTTACAAAATCGTATTGTAGAGATGGAAAAGAAAGTAACTGAAATGGAAACATCTGTACAAAAAGGTGAATTGGTTGTTGAGGACTTAGGTGCTTACAAACAAGACATAGATAGATTGAAACGTGAGGTTGAAGAACTATGGGAAGGAATGGACTATTTAGCAAACCCTTTGAACTAACAAAAATGTGGTTCAAGAAAATCTACTGGAGAATTAAACTCTGGTGGAAGAAGAGGAAAGAGAAACATTTAGAAGATAAATACATTTATGAAGAGTAAGTGAGGTGATATATGTACTTAGGATGGAGTGAAGGATTTCACGATGCCGCTGTAAGTATTATTGACGAAAAAGGTAATATAGTATTTGCAAGCCACTCAGAAAGATTTTCTGGGAAAAAACACGAAAAATTTATTTCAACTGAATGTCAAACATTCATTGAAACCTATTACGGTGATAAAATTAAACACCGTGCTTTCTTTGAGAAACCTATCTTGAAGAAAACAAGACAGTTCTACGCTGGTCAATGGAAAACTGTCTTATCCCCTCGAAAGTTGACTTGGAAACCAGATTCGTTCTGGCACCATCACAAATCACACGCAGCTGGAGCATTCCAAACTTCAACGTTTGATGAAGCAGCTGCCGTGGTTGTGGACTCAATAGGAGAGTGGGATTGTACTACCGTTTGGAAATGTTGGTATGATTCTAACGGTAAAGCGCACTACAAGAAAGTCTATAATGAACGATACCCCAACAGTATCGGATTATGGTATAGTGCATTGACCGATTATGTTGGACTAAGACCTTTAGATGAGGAGTATATCTTTATGGGTATGGCTGCCTTTGGTAAGGTCAAACACGATCTCTGTGTGCAATTAGAAGAATTATTGCATTACGGAAACTTGCATCGAGGCATACCCGAAGGATTCTTTGGAGACTCTCATACCAACGAGGACATAGCTGCTTCTGCACAAGTTGTCCTTGAACGAAAACTATTTAAGGTTTTTGAGATCGCAAGTAAGATAAATGAAAACATAGTATATGGTGGTGGGGTTGCACTTAATTGTGTAGCGAATGCGAAGTTACAAAAGTCATATCCAACTATGTGGATTATGCCAAACCCAGGCGATGCGGGTGGTTCACTTGGTGCAGCTGCTCTTGCATACGGAAAGAAAGTACACTGGGAACACGCATATCTTGGTAGAAGTATCGCACCATCAACCTACGCAAACTTTATTGCGGAAGAAGTAGTAGAAGAACTACTGAAAAATGGCGTTGTAGGGGTAGCACACGGTAGGTCAGAATTTGGGCCACGTGCATTAGGTAACAGATCGTTACTTGCAGACCCTCGTGGAAAAAACGCAAAAGATCGTGTAAATGGGATCAAGAGAAGACAGAAGTTTCGTCCCTTTGCGCCCGTAATATTAGAAGAACGTTCTAACGATTACTTTAGTAACTATGGGCCAAGTCCTTATATGTCGTTTGTATATCGAACATATAAAGATAATGACGTACCCGCAATAGTACATAAGGATGGTACTGCAAGGATACAAACCGTACCTTATAACAGTCCATCAATTATACGTGCTATATTGGAAAAGTGGTACGAAGAAACTGGATGTCCTCTTTTGTTAAATACAAGCTTAAACATAAGGGGCGAACCAATGGTTGATACTGTATTGGATGCAATCAGGTTCGAAGAATTATATGGAGTCAAAGTCGTATACTAAAAAGTTCTTTAAAGAATTTCATAAATTGATGAAATCTGGAAGACTAAATAAAATAGTAAAACACTCACTAGAAAATGAAAAACATAATAAAAAAGATAGACGAATTCGAGAGAGAGTGGCGTAGACACATTCTCGCTGCTACGCAACCAATTTGTTGGTTAGCGTTTATTCCTATGGTGATGTACGCAACACCTATGGAATGGTTTATTTGTCTTATAATATGGCAATTGATGACACTCGGTGGAACTACTGGTTACCATCGAGTGTTTTCTCACGGACACTGGAAAGACTGTCCTGCTTGGGCAAGAAGTATTTTTGCTCTCTTTGGTGCAATCGGATTTATCGGCCCTGCGATTCCTTTCGCCGCTGTTCATCAAGAACATCACCGATATCACGATACAGAAAAAGACCCGCACTCTGCATACTACAAAGGTCACTTCTGGACATACGTGACTCCACAACTTGCACCCTTTAAACGTAGATATCTAGTAGGAGACGGTAAAGATCACTTCCGTAAACTACTGCGTGATCCTATACTACAGGTACAGGAAAGATATTACTGGTTCATCATTTTAGGATGGATCGCATTTTTGCTATTGACAACCTTTGATCCGTTTAGTATAATATACGGATTACTTGCACCCGCTGGGTTACTCAAACTATTTGCAAATCTATTGTTTGGGTATTCTCATAGGGATCGCAAACCACATAACGATTTTTGGTTGGCAATAGTGACATTAGGTGAAGGATTTCATAAGGAACATCACGATAGACCTTGGGAAGTTCGAAACCATAAATGGGACATCTCAGGAAAAATAATCGAATTATTTTCAAAATAAGTGTTGACAAAACCTGCCAGACTTGTTATCATAGTAACCATAATCGAAATTTAACTAGAGAGGTATATTATGATTACATCAAAATTGAAACAGGAACTCCTCAACCTGAACTCTATTTCAGAGTTAAATGAGGCCATCGCATTCGCTAGGGATGCAATCGCAATGAAAGCTAAAGCATCGATTTCTGTCGGTGACAAGGTTTACGTTGTTCAGAAGACCAAGAAAACTCTTGGTATTGTCGAGAAAGTAAATATCAAGAAGGCGATTGTTAATCTGCCTGAAGGTAGATACAATGTTCCATTAACTATGTTGGAGGCTGCGTAATGAGTCACGAAGTAGAGACTATGGCGTATGCTGGTGAAGTTCCTTGGCACGGTCTAGGAACTCCAGTATCAAACGACCTAACACCCAATCAAATGATGGTGAAAGCTGGACTTGATTGGTCTGTAAATAAAGTTCCGACCTATGCAAAGGTTGGTGATACTGAAGTAGAAACTGGTCAGGAGGCACTTATTAGGTCTTCTGATAACAAGGTTCTAACTCAGGTTGGTAAAGGATGGTATCCTGTACAGAACGAAGAAGCATTCGAATTCTTCTCTGAATACTGTCTAGAAGGTTCTATGGAAATGCATACTGCTGGTTCACTGAAAGGTGGAAAGATGGTATGGGGACTTGCAAAAGTCAAAGGAACTTTCGAAGCGGTTAAGGGTGATCCAGTAGAACAATTCTTCTTGTTCTCAAACCCACACGAGTATGGTAAAGCAATCGATATTAGGTTCACGCCTATTAGGGTTGTATGTAACAATACTCTTTCTATGGCACTTGCAAGTGTGAAGAACACTGGAGTCAGGTTGTCTCATAGACAAATGTTCGATGCCGATATGGTCAAAGAACATATGGGTATTGCAGATGAGAAGTTTGCACAATACAAAGAGGTAGCACAATACCTCGCATCTAAGAATTTCACTGCTGATGCATTGATCCAATATTACAATGAGGTCTTCCCTAGAACCTATCAAGGTAAGGAAGAGGTTATCGTGAAAGGATTTGATGACTTGACTTCTAATGGTCAAAAGGCATATGAGTTCTTGGAAACCCAGCCTGGCGCTGAGTTCGGTAAAGGAACTTGGTGGCAAGCACTTAACTCTGTGACTTATCTCACTGATCACGAGATGGGTAGAGAAACAGATTCCAGATTGGCATCTGCTTGGTTCGGTGCAAACCAAACCAGAAAGATCAAGGCAGTTGAAAAAGCTGTCGAGTACGCTGAAGCGGTCTAAGGAGACATATGAAAATATTAATCTTAGGATTGCCAGGCTCAGGTAAAACAACTCTCGCAAGGGAGTTGTCTTACCATTTTTGTATACCGCATTTCAATGCTGATAGTTTACGTGAAGCATTTGACGATTGGGACTTCTCACCCGAAGGTCGAGAAAGACAATTCCATCGTCAAGCAGGTTGCATACAATCAGCGGGAATGGGTATTTGTGATTTTGTATGTCCAAAGAATGATTTTCAAAGGAACTTTCCTTGTGACTATATAATATGGATGGATACAATATCCGAAGGTAGGTTTGAGGATACTAATAAGATGTTTGAGAAACCTATTGAGTATGATTTGAGGATAAAAGAATGGATCGACTTAAACCAACTACGCAACTCCTTGGACGGTTTCAACCGTGGCACAAAGGGCATAGCGAGTTATTTAAAAGAGCAATTTCCAAAACTGGTCAAGTAGTAATACTTCTCAGGGAAATGGAACAGGATGAAAAAAATCCTTATACCTTTGATGAGAGGAAAGCGGAGATAATCCGTGGACTCGCAGAAGAGGGTTTTGAACATACGGTAGACTATGAAATTATGAGTGTACCTAATATTACTCACATCACATATGGACGTGATGTTGGTTACGCAATCGAACAAGAAACTCTGGGTGAGGAGATTGAATCGATTAGTGCAACTAAGATACGAAAGGAACGTGGAATCTAAGAAGAAGAGTTTGTACAAAACTATATCTTGGAGAATTATTGCGAGTTGCGTTACTGCTCTAATCGCACTCGCATTCGGACTACCGCAGAAGGCAGTCGGTTTCGTTTTCCTAACTGATCTAGTAATCAAGTTTATTTTATATTATTATCACGAAAGAGCGTGGACAAAGTATGACAGGTAATTTAGAAAATCATCCATCTACAAAGTGGAAGATGCAATTCGAACCATTAGTTCCTACAGGGTACTTTTTTGGTAGAATTGAGGATGACGTAATATCAGACAAAACGTATGATAAATGTATTGCTTGGGTTGAAAAGAATAAAGACAATCCGCAACAACTCAGTGTCGCTGACAACATATTTGATTCGAAATACGAGGATATTATAATTCCAGATACCGTACAGTGTTTTCAAGATGTCATTATACACATCGATGATATAATATTAGAATTTACGAACAACCAGTTGGAACTTGAAGGTATATGGGCTCAACATATGGAAACAGGTTCTTCAACTGCTTTACACGCTCACGTGTCACCGTTTGACGGTGCGAACCAACACGATTTGTCCTTTGTATTTTATTTACAAGCAGACGAATCTCACGGTGAGATTAAGTTTCCGTTAAATATTGACGGAGTTTCTTATACAAAAACTTTCTTCCCTAACAGAGGCGGATTAATTGTTTTTCCCTCACATTGTCCACACTTTGTGATTCGAAACAAATCTAAAACACCAAGGGTTGTTATATCTGGTAATTACAGGAAGAAAGGGTGTAGAGAAAGAGCTAAACTCTTTTTCGAACATCAAGAAAAATTAAAGGAGATTGAAAATGGCGCATCTAGTTAAAATTTATAGTAAAGACGCCTGTCCTTATTGTGTTATGGCAGAATCTAAAGCAGCCCAGTTAAAAGAGTCTGGGGACATCAAAGACTACGTAGTCTACAAACTAAACAAAGACTTTGGTCTGGATGAACTACTTGAACTGAGACCAGACGCAAGGACTTTTCCACAGATATTTTTAGACGATCACGCTATCGGTGGATGGGATGACTGGCAAACTCATCTGAAGATGATTGAAGATTTGCCGAAGTCTGACGACTTTATGACTTCTTATGACTAAATAGTTTTGTGAGGAGTGACCCCCCGACCTCTCTTTTTCTAATAGGGGGGCACTCACTCACGCCATATAGGAATATAATAAAAGAATTTAATTCATAGGTTAGGGTCGATATATAACCATATGTACATCGTTAAGTGTTCACGCACTAAAAGGATTCTATCATCAACACCCCTCAGTACAAGAGAGGAGGCGCTAAAAATTACCAATCAGATACAAAAGAGTCTCATTCGAGACGTTTCACCGACAATCGAGAAAATTTCTTGGGGAAATATTAAAAGTTCTTATTATTCAGATACTTAGTATTAAAATGAGCGCTTGACATTTCTTGCCAGAGATGTTAGCTTATACTAGTACAAATGAGAGAGTAATGGTTATGGGATATATTGAAGTCACTGGTGGTGTCAAACATCAACGGGAGATCGCAGAGCAAACCGTTGTTGCTATGATGCGAAAACTTCTTCCCCGAATCAGACGGATTGAGATCGAGGTTAAGATCAAAAAGAATCTGGAGAAAGTTCACGGTGGTATGGCATTCTGCCTCGAAGTCGAACCTCGCAAGTTCGAGATCGAGGTTGAGAAAGACCTTGGATTGCGTGACTTCGTGACTGCGATATGTCACGAGATGGTTCACGTAAAACAAGGAGTAAGAGGTGAACTCACCAATAAGTTGGGTTTCCAGTATTGGAAAGGTCGCAAGTGCGAGAAAGACTATTGGGAGCAACCTTGGGAAAAGGAGGCATATCGCCTTCAAGACAAACTGGGTCAATACGTATGGGAGAACATTCTATGACCGTAACCGAACTAGAGGTTGAGATTGCGTGGGCGCTTCGAGACCTTACTAATGCGGAACAAAATGACAATCCGCAAATGGTTCGTAACTTGGAAAGTCGCATTTCTAAGTTGCGTAAAGAACTTGAGGAAGCTAAAGAACAAGGAGAGTAAATGCAGATAAGTGAGAAAACTTTATATAATGAATATCTGTCTAGACATCGTAGGAAACAAAACCGTGGTGCTAACGGAACACGAGATTCAGAGAGAAGTAAAACCTACTCCGCTGAATTCAAAATGTTATCGATGATCGATAATCCGACATTCAAGGATATCCCAGAAGCACAACGTTGCGCTAAGAAGATTTACAAGTCTAAGACTTGGCAAAAACTTTGGCGTGAGTCAACCAACAGCGATGTCACTCGTCTGTTTTTCTCTACTCCTGAAGTAGTAGCAAAGTTCAAGAACAGTGGTCGGGGAACTGCTGGGTTTACTGACGGACAAAAGGTTACCCTAGATACTAGGGTAGGTTTGAACAAGTACACCCTCTTGCACGAACTGACTCACTGCCTTGGGCATATGCACCACGGTAGATCATTTAGGTATACTCTACTTAAAATGGTGGGCGCTTTTATGGGCGCCAAAGAAAAGAAGATTTTAGCGAGTGAATTTAAAAAGAGAAAACTCGCATATGGTAAGGCAAAGAAACCACTAGAGTTTGAACAGTGGAAAGAAATGCGTAACCGATTGGAGAAAATTCGTAATGTCACCTAAAGCAAAATTCACACCCGATGAGATAAAAAATTCTAAGAGAATTCAGAAGTCTGCAACACCAAAGTATACTTTAGATTGGTATGTCAAGTGGGTTGCGTCTGTCTTTGTTCTTGCGGGTATGTCGATGCGAGGCATCGATGGTCTACAACTCTATGATCTATCAGTATCACTGGTTGGTATTGCATTGTGGTTATGGGTTAGTGTATTATGGAAAGATCGTGCATTGATTCTATTGAATAGTGCGGGTCTTTTGTTTTTGATTAGAAATTTAATAACGAGTATGATGAATGTTTGAACATATAGAAACTAAACTAAAAGATATGGTAACGGAAGATTCCGAAACAGGAAGAGTCTATAAGACCCCTGAAGGAATTGATCTTCCGTCTATTACAACTGTACTATCAATATTATCCAGAGCAGGTATTGCTGCTTGGAGAAAACGTGTTGGTGAAGAAGAAGCAAATCGTATTTCAACGCAAGCATCTCGTAGAGGTACTGCGGTTCACGAAATCATTGAGAAGTATATTGACAATGTAGAGGATTTCAAAGATGGTTATACTCCTGATGTTATACAGTCTTTTCTTGATCTTAAGCCTATACTTGATTCAAGAATTGGTAAAGTCTTTGCCCAAGAAGCACCCCTGTACTCCACTTACCTTGGTGTCGCTGGTCGTGTTGATTGTGTATGTGAGTTTGACGGTAAACCCGCTATCGTAGATTTCAAGACTTCACGTAAGAAGAAGTATCCTTCAATGATCAAGAACTACTTTATGCAAGAAGCAGGATATGCTGTGATGTGGGAAGAACGAACTGGACAACCCATAACACAACTCGTTACAATCATTGCAGTGGACAATGAAGACCCTCAAATCTTTGTTGAACACCGTGATAACTGGGTTAATCAACTCAAAGATGTAATAAATCAGTACAACGAGGAAAATTCTAGCGTCACATTATTATAAATAGAAGAGTGATAAACTATAATTCAGAGGACGTTTGATGAAAAGATTCGCTCAATTCTATTTGGAAGAAAAACGGGTTGATACAACCGCAACAGCAGCTTATACTGAGTTGTACCCCGCACTTATGTTCAATAGTGGTTACCGTCCAACCTCTGTGGAAGATGTTAAGAAATTCGTATATCGTGCGAATCTCAAAGATGCTAAAAACAAAAAAACGTTCATCAATCTAAACGGTACTGACCCTGAGTCTGCTCAAAAGTATATTGACAAGATGTCGGGATTTGCTGACAGACTAATCACAACTAAATTAGAGAACGCAATTGGTATCACCAATTATCTCTATGACCTTCACGCCTCTAACCCTATCAAAGACGTTAAGTGGGGATTCCGTGATAAACCACGTGGTGTTCCATCTGGTCACGCAGGCGATATTTTTGTTAACTTCAAGAACGGTGATATGATTGGTATCAGTCTCAAGGCGGGTACTTCTAAATCAAAAGAACCTCTACTCAATAGTTATGTCAATACCCAATACAAGAAGATCGGTAAGGAAGACAAACTGTCTGGTCTAGAAGATGCATTGTGGGATGGTGTGTATTCCAAACTGCCTGGTTTACCAGACGATGTGAAAAAAGATAACTATATGAGTAAGAAGGCAGCTGTTAGACAAGCATACCTAGATTACTATCTTGAGAATGAGTCAGATGCAGATATGCTCTATGCAGCTATGGCAAGAATCTCACGTGAACAATTTGTTGAACAATTAAATACTCTTTCCCTAGATGACTTTAAGTCTTGGGTCGAGTCAAACTTTAACTTACAAAAACCACAGAACCCACCACTAGTATTAGTCAAGGCAGTCAAAAAAACTGCGGAACAAAAGGGGGATGCATTACAGGATATTCTACCACTGGTAACAGATTTTAAGGCAAAGTTAAACACTAAGTCTGTTCAAGAATGGTTCATCGACATCGAAGCGCCAGAAGGTACTAAGAGACTATCGATGACTATTCGATCAGATGCAGGCGTTCGTGCGGGTAAGAAACTTGCGGGACTAGGTAAACTAGGTAAGTTCACTGCACTGAAATTACAATATAACGGTATATCGGATTTAAACTAATAGATGAGATTAGATCAAAGTTTATATGATCACGATTTTGTGAATCCATTACCGATAATCCATAATGGTTATCTGGTAATGACTCCACCGAAGAACGCATCTTCGTTCTTCAATAGAATGTGGGGATTTGGTGTACAACCACCTAGAGAGGGTGAGGTACATACAAAGATTGCGATTAAACGTGACCCAATCCAGAGATGGTTGAGTGCGTTGAATCAACAGAGACAAAGATTACAATGGGGTGTTTGGAAACATAAACAAACACTAGAAGAGAATATCTCGTTTTGGGAACAAGACCCTAACGAAATAATAGATATCCATCTACCGAAGAATAGTCCGATTAGAGAGATATCTGAATTTTGTGGACAGTATGAATGGGCGGGGAGTATGACAGAGTATGACATTTGTGTATATCCCAGACACATAGACAAGTGGATATTACCTATGTTAAATGTCATACCAAAAGATGCGCCTAGAAATGAGTATACAGGTAAGGAAAAAAGAACCGAAAAAGACTTGACAAGTGAATCAAAAGAGAAGATAATGTACCTATATGAAAACGATTACAAAAACGGTTGGTGTTAAAATGAACTTTCAAGAGTTTATAACAGAACAGAAGAATACACATATGACCCACATTGAGGACAAGGTTCTCTATGGTGGTGTCGATGGTACACGTCAGGCAATAAATGCCTTACGTGATCTACGGGATATGTTAGGTGGTAAAGGTCAATCTAGACTATCTACTAAGTGGGATGGTGCTCCCGCTATTTTCTGTGGAGAAGACCCACGTGACGGAGAATTCTTCGTTGCGAAGAAAGGTATCTTTAATCAGAACCCACAGGTCTTCAAATCTGATGCAGAGATCGATGCAGAATTATCTGGTGATCTCGCAGATAAGATGAAAGCAGCACTTAAGTACCTTCCTGATCTTGGCATTAAAGGTGTCATTCAGGGAGACTTCTTATACGGTGAAGGTGATGTAGTTGAGAAAACAATCGATAAAGTCAAGTATGTAACCTTCCACCCTAATACTATTGTGTATGCAATACCTAAAGAGCAGGCAGATGATGTTGTCAACTCAAAAATAGGTATAGTGTGGCACACTACATATAAGGGTAAGGATTTTGAATCTATGAAAGCACAGTATGGTGTGGACGTATCAAAATTCAAAACATCTAAAAATGTATGGTCGCAAGATGCAATGTTACGTAATGTATCTGGTGCGACAATGAATGAAAAGGAGACTAATGATGTTAACAAATATTTATCGCAAGCTGGTAAACTTTTTCGCAAAACGGCAGGAAGCACTCTCAGAGAACTCGAAGCAAATCAGGAACTCGCAGGGCTCATCGAAACCTACGGCAACACGTTCGTCCGTAAAGGGGAAGTCATCCCGAACTCGAAAAAGCACGTCCAAGGCCTCATCAAGTGGATCGAAGACAAATACCAAAAGGAAATCGCCAAGCGCAAGTCCCAAAAAGGTCAGCAAACCCAAAAAGACAAGCTCAACGAAATCCTCAAGTTCTTCTCGCAAAAGAACAAAAAAAGTTTAGAAAATATGTTTGAATTGCAGAGAAATATTGTCTTTGCGAAACTAAAACTTATAAATAAACTTAACAGCATCTCTAGTATCGATGCCTTTGTGCAAACAAAAGATGGTTACAAAGTAACTGGTGCCGAAGGTTTCGTTGCTATAGATGACTTGGGTGGTGATGCGGTCAAGTTGGTTGACCGCTTAGAATTTTCGTACAACAACTTCAGTCCTGATGTACTGAAGGGATGGGATAAACCAACGAGGTAAAAAATGCCAAAACCAATGGGCTTTAAAGACTTTATCGCAGTAGATTACACCGAAACAGGTGATGATCAACTCGCTTACAATGCTAAGAAACGTAAAACGCAAGACGAAGCGTTGACACGTCAGCAACGTATGGCAGCATCCCGCCGTATGAAAAAACTCGCTCGCAAAATTCAAATAGGTAAAAAGAAAGCTGCTAAGAAAGTAGCATCTATGGACAAGTTAAAGGTACGTGCAAATAAACAGGCACGTGAATTACTTCTTAAGAAAATGACTAAGGGTAAAGGAAAGGATCAACTTTCACTTGCACGTAGACAGGAATTAGAAAAGAAACTCGACAAAAAGAAAGCAGTCATTGCTAAAATCGCAAAGAAACTGTTACCTAAAGTGAGAAAGAAAGAGTTAGAAAAGAAACGGGGTGGTGCAACAGGTGAGTCATCTTAGATTTAAAGATTATTTAATAGAAGAAACGAAGGAAGTTTATTTTACTTTTGGTAGAATGAACCCGCCTACTATCGGTCACGGTAAAGTGATGGATGTTCTTAAGACAAAAGCAAGTGGTGCTGACTACAGAGTATACGTATCTCAGTCACAAGATGCTAAGAAAAATCCACTATCCTATTCAGACAAAATTAAACATCTACGCAAGATGTTCCCTCAACACGCACGTCAAATTATGGTTGACAAAAAAGTGCGTACTGCAATCGAAGCACTAGTAGCACTATATGATGCGGGTTACCAAAAAGTTAATATGGTGGTTGGTGCGGATCGAATCCGTGAGTTTGATATACTTGCAAAGAAATACAACGGTGTAAAAGCAAGACACGGACTATACAATTTCAAATCTATCAATATCATATCTGCGGGTGAAAGAGACCCTGATGCAGAAGGTGTTGAAGGAATGTCAGCATCTAAGATGCGTGGATTTGCAACAGACAACGATTTCCAATCCTTTGCACAAGGATTACCCGCAAAAGTAAATAACAAGGATGCGAAAAAACTTTTCAACGATGTTAGAAGAGGTATGGGTCTCAAGGAAGAGACCTCTTTCGCTAGACACATTGAGTTACCTGTTGTTTCCGAAACAAGAGAACAATTTGTAAAAGGTGATCTGTTCGAACTTGGTGACACTGTTGTTATCAAAGAAAGCGAAGAGGTTGGTGTTATTACTGTACTAGGTGCTAACTATGTTATCGTAGAAATGTCAGACGGTAAGAAAATGCGTAAGTGGTTAGATGCAGTAGAGGTTATAGAGAAGAAACTAACACCCGCTGAACTCAAGAAGAGAGAAGAGATCGCAAAAGCAATAGAAAAAGATAATCCCGATATGCCAATGGATAAGAAAATGGCAATCGCAACTGCAACCGCAAAAAGAGTTGCAGAAGAAGGTAAGGGTAAGAAACAAGACCCCGATATTAAAGATAGAGAAGGGACACAACCCGCACGATATCATAAAGGTCTTGCAAAGTCTACTAAGAGTAAACGTGATGCCCACTTTAAGAAACACGGTAAGAAAGCAGATGATGATCAATCTGCATATAAACCAGCGCCTGGCGATAAGGGATCGAAAACAAAACCTTCGAAATATACGAAGTCATTTAAACAAATGTTTGGAGATGATTAATGTTGAGTGAATTTCCACGAGGAGAACACCATAGCGATATCAGTGAGATAGATTGGATCACCTTAGATAATGATATGGGTGATGGAGAGTGGAAAGTACGTGCGTGGCATTATGGACGTAACAATGGTGCATCACCGTTTGGTGGTTGGGATCGAGACTTTGATATGGTCTATAATGTGGACAACATTACTAGAAGTTGGGAAGCAGATGTCAATGATAATGATAGTCCCTATTCGGACAATAATGTATTAGGCGGAATGACCTATGAAGACTTTATTACATTCGCTGGTCAAGGTATTAGTCCGACTATACGAAGAGAAGGAAACAAATCAAAATATTATGAGACTGGAGATTTTTGGTGGGTACAATTAAATTGGCAAGATGAACCTATGTTGTACACGTGTGTAGCTCCAACACCTAGTGAATGGGTAAGAGCAAATGCACCTACAGAAGATTTAAGTTGGGGAGTATTCGGTGTACATTTCTCATCTGCGGGAAGAGGTAAAACATCCCCACGTGCATCTCAAAATTATATTTACAGTGAAATATTTTTAGAGCAATTCACAAAAATATTTAAAGACGTTCTTGGTTGGAGAGGAGACTTAGCAATCGGCCCTACCAATGCTCGAGCAGTACAATTTAGAATAAAAGCTGTCGCAACAGAAGCTTGGTCAAAGAGGTATGCAGATATACATCAAGAGCAGGTAGAAAATTTGGCAGGAGAAGAGGTTACAAGACAATGGTGTGTATATCGTTAAAACAATATTTAGAAGAAGACGTATCTAAGGCATTAAAAGATAAGTCTGATAAATCAGGAGTTTCAGTTGGAACACTGCGTAAAGTTTATAATCGTGGTGTTGCCGCTTGGAAGACGGGACATAGGCCTGGCACTACTCCTCAGCAATGGGGATTGGCAAGGGTCAATGCATTTATAGTTAAAAAGAAAAAAGGTGGACTTAACCACGATAAGGACTTGGCGTAAAAATGAAAACATTAGAAGAATTTAAACTTAACGAAAACGTTATCGAGAAGATGCGTAAAATTGTTGCAGATAAACAAGCTGCAAAGATCGATGGAGTGATGGTAGATATGTTCACTGCATCGGCAGTAACCCAAATCTATGATAAAGTAAACGATGCAAATAAGAAGAAGATGGAGAAACTAAAAGCTCCTAAACTTGCTGATCTTGCATTTAAGTTGATGCAGAAATCTCAGAAGGAAAATGCTGGAGAAGAAGGCACATCTAAGTTACTCAACAAATACAAAAAAGACACGCCAATGTCCGAACGAGTAAAAGATGGTAAAGTCGATCCTCTATCAAAAATGGGTAAGTCCAAACTCACAGGGCGTGAAGTTTCCCAATACTATAAAGCAAATCCAAAACAGCGAGTAGCTGCAAAAGACCCTATAGTTAAGAAAGCAATAGAACTTGCACTTGACCTTGGTGGTAATATGTCCTACGCTGAGAAAGAGATAGAGAAACTTAAGAAAGGTTTGTCTAAGAATAAGAACGTCAAGATGGCACTTCAACACGCAAACGAAGAAGTAGTAAAAGAAGGTCTTCTAATGCGAGAGTATGAGCCAGGCGAATACCGCAAGGGTGAAGAAAAACAATATGTTGATCTTATCAAAAAGAACGGTGGTAAGAATATTGACGTTGAAGTACCTGACCGTAGAAATGATATGTTGCGTATCGAATTCGAAGGTGGTAATCTTAGAAAGATGATGCAAGACTTAGATAAGTTTGATGATGGTCTTACTACTATAGACGAAGGAACTTGGGCGTTACCTAAGTCTGCAAAAGAAAAGAAAGCATTTAAAGACCTAATGAAGAAACCTATTCCGTTGGGAAGAGATGGTGACGATGCATCTGATAAATTGTATAACATCGTAGGTGATGATTCATTGTTTGACGATCTATACGATGCTGGTAGAAAGAATCCAAAAGGTGATGCAAGAGAAGTTGTTCGCAAACACGCAAAACGCCTTGGACTAAAAGAAGGTCTTTCGATGCCACGTGATCAGTTTGATATGTTGAAGAAAGGTGACAAACTAACTATTCACTTTGATTCATCAATCAAGAAAGGACACAAAGTTCCTATGGTAATTAAGAGTCTGTCTCGTTCCGCAAAGTTTAACGTAGACAAGATCAATCTTGTTCCACAATCTGGTCGTGGCAAATACACTCTCTATAGTCGCCAAGGTAAAGACGCTACACTCGCAATGGGTGATATGGGTACAGTAATGACTCGTATTGAATATCCAAAGGGTGGAGTTCAGAAAGAAGCGGTATCACCCGCTCAACAGGCTGCGATTGCAATCTCTAAGAAAGAGAAAGGTGAGAAACCTAAGAACGAATGTGCCGATGAGAAAGACTTCAAACCACATATGATGTATGATCCTAAAACTGGTAAGGGTATAATGGCAAAGACTTATCAAGACCATTTAGATTTAGCAGACAAAGGTTACGTACACGAAAAACCTAAGAACGAAAACAGATCATTCAAATCTGCAAGACGTGATGCAATGCGTGGTATGGCAACAGACAAAGATATGCAGAGAAAGAAAGATGACGATGATATCGTTGCAACAGACGATGATCGTAAAGCTGCTGACAAAAACCCTATCATTCAATTAAGAAGGATTGCAGATTTACCACGTGGTGGTGATATGGAATTTAAGGATGGTAAGAAGGTTAAGGTTTCTCAGAAGGATGCACTCAAAGCACTGAAAGGTTTTGGTGTTATGAAGAAACCTGCCGAGAAACAAAAGTTTGCACAGAATGTCGGTAAATCATTAAAAGACCTCAAACGAATATTAAAGATTATTAAATGAAGTCATTTAAAGAACACAATGACATCGAGGAAGCATTAGTGACAGATAATTCTGCCACTGTTGATGCTATACTTAACGATGTCAAACGACTATTAATGAAAGACCTAGATAAAGGTGACTATAAAAGAGTCAATCAACTTGCAAAGATTGTCAATAAAAAAGTCGCCCCATCAAGTAAACATAAGGGTAAATCAATAACAAAATGAAAACGTTTTCGGATCATTGTACTTGCGGTAAAGAATCTAACTTGGTAGAGAGTAATGTCTATCGTGTAGGTTCTGAGAAGTATTTTGAATACTGGCGTAATATCCGTGAGGAATATTATGCTGGTAATGTTATGGTGGAAGCACACGAGATCGATATTATCGAATCTGATCTAGGTGAATTTGCAAAATGGAGAGGAGAAGATGTCCCTCTAGATTGCATAATGGAAGAAGAAGACAAAGAATTAAACAAACCAAAAAGAGGTGGGCCTAAGAAGTATTACGTATACGTAAAAGACCCTTCCACTGGAAACATCAAGAAAGTATCTTGGGGTGATACAACTGGATTGAAAGTTAAATTGAACGATCCAGAAGCAAGAAAGTCATTCGCTGCTCGTCACAAATGTGATCAACAGAACGATAAGACCAAAGCTGCCTACTGGGCGTGTCGATTACCTAGATATGCAAAACAACTTGGTCTGTCTGGTGGGGGTTCATTCTTTTGGTAATTGATAAGAAACCGTACAGAGAATTAGTCTTTGCTACAGGTGAGAAGTTAAGAATTTTTGATGATTCCGTATTAGATAGTGAACTAGTATGGCATCGAGATAAAAGGGATCGTAGGGTTACGGTCATAGAATCTGGTGAATGGAAGTTCCAGATGGATGATCAAGAACCTGTGATCTTAAAACAGGGCGATGTATTCCGTATACCAAAAATGGTTTATCATCGTATAATAAAAGGCGAAAACGACTTAGTTTTAAGGATTAAAGAATTATAAATAGTTCTATATTTACTTATTTTAAATGGGATTAACTAATGGTTAAAGAAACACAGGCACAACGACTTGATCGAATTGAAGACAAGATCGACAAACTATCGGATGCGATGGTCTCTCTTGCACGTGCCGAAGAGAAATTAATTGCAATAGAGAAAAATAATCATTCAGCGGTAGAGAGAATGAACAGATTTAGCCAGAAGTTAGACGCCATCGAGAAAAAGGTGGATGAGAACGCCCACACCGTGGGTATAATTAATCGACTATTTTGGGTAGTCATTGTTGCAGCTGCGGGTGCAGTCGCATCAAGTTTTTGGATGTAAAGGAGAAACTACGATGAAAACATCTGATCTAAAAAAACTGGGTGAAGCATACCTTCAAGTAGTTTCACCAAAAGCTGAAGAGGAAGAAATCCTTGAGGCAAAAAGTAAGACCGAAGATAACACTAACGACAAATCAGACGATGGTGACGGTCTTGATAAAGTACAACCGAAAGCGGTAAAGAAGAAATTCGCAGATCGCAAAGACAAAGACATCGATAACGATGGCGATGTTGATGACTCCGACAAGTTCCTTCACAAGAGACGTAAAGCAGTTTCCAAAGCAATGGAAAAAGAAGGTAATGCATTTACTGGTGCATTAAAAGCTGCTAAAGATAACGGTGAGGACGAATTTGTAGTCGCTGGTAAAAAGTACAAAGTCAAAGAAGTTGAGGAAGATATCAAAGCACTCAAACTTCAGACTGAAGCAAAGAAAGTCAAAGAAGAGGACGAAGAAGAAGATGAAAATCCAGTAGTCCCTGCTCGTGACGTTAAGAAGAAAGAAAAGAAAAAGGATGACGAAGAAGAGTCAGACGATGAAGGTGAAGAAGAAGAAGAAGCACCTGAAGATGATGACGAAGAAGAGAAACCTGAAGACCCTAAGAAGGACAAAGGTGATCTGAAAAAGAATCCTAAGACCGCTGATAAGAAAGCAGAAATCTCAAAGATCGAAAGTGTAAAAACTAACGAGGCATTTGAAGAGTTCTGGAATGCTTTCGAGGAATTGACTGAAAAGAGGAAAGAAGCACAAGGTGCTGCCGATCCAGAAGCAATCGATTCTAAAGAATCACCGAAGTCAAAAGAATTTATCGCAAAGCACGGTAAAGACGAGAAAGAAAACGATTCTCTTTCTAAAGACAACAAGAAAGGTGAAGATGCCACCAAACCTAAGTCTGGTAAAAGAAAAGCAGACTCAACTGTAGGTGAAGCAAAATCACTAGTAGACCTTGCAAGGGAAGTGTTAGCGGGTGAGAACCCTAATGCATTTGCCGAGATGAAAGGTGATAAAGTTGTTAAAGAGAAAGAAACAAATCCTTACGATGGTAGAACTAAAGCTGCCAAAGAATTTCTCGAAAGAATGAATAAGAGGCGATCATAATGGCAATAAGATTATTAGGCGCTCAAGCTGCATTGGGAGTTGGAACTGGAAATGGTTCTAACTTCAGCAATGCTTCAGCAGTACGTGTAGTAAATCCAAGTGGTACGAACTATGTTGTTTCAGTAGAAACATCTGCGAATGTACTACTTGGTTCATTTACACTGTGTGCTGGTGAATCAGAGATTATCCACAAAGGTACTTCAGACGAAATATTCGCAGCTAACGCTGCTGTGTTGGGTGCTGCTGTCGGATATTCTCACTAATTAATAAAGGAAGAAGATTATGGCAATTAAAGCTCCTGCTTGGTGTTCACACGCTGTCCCTACTCTAAATGGGTGGGAAGACCCTGATACTGGTGAACTATATGTTTCCAGTGGTTTCAACCAAGATGAAATAGACGAATTCTTTAATGTTAAAGCTTCAGGAATGGAAGTTATCAAAGAAGTTCCTGAACCAGAAGTCGAAACATTGATCGAAGCACCAGTTAATGACAAAGGTCTTGATGATATGACCAAAGTCGAACTGGAAGCCCTTGGTAGACAACACGGGGTAGAACTAGACCGTAGATTAAAAAAGGAAACTTTGTTAGGTCAGATATCTAAGTTATTGAAGTCATAAGTAGTATTAAGGGTTTACCCTTTACTTAGGATTTATTATGATTTTAACAAAAGATAACTTGATACTCTACGCAGCTAAACACTATTATAATCCAAAGTGTATAGACAGCGAAGAGTTCTTTGAAGACTTAAAAAGGTTTAAGTATATAAAACGATTGTTGAATCGTTATAGAGATAATGGTGAATTATCTGAACGATTGATATTGAATCACCTGATCGTTATATTTAATGTCTTTGGTAATGAAGCGGGTCTCGATATGTTAGAGTTACGTATCGAACTTGAACACTGGAGTGTACTGAAACCGTTTCTAATCTTCTTAAATGTAATTAAGAATGATATGTACACGAACATAGAAATGGACAAAACAGTAGTAGAGGCATTGAGAGAGATCAAGGAAAGTTAATATGGGAATACTTAAATCAGCAGCGGACTTAGTTTATACAATTCGATTCCTCAAACTTCTTGTCACACCATTCGAGAAGTTGGGTGCATATAAAGCGGGTATCATCGATATCGATGGTAAACGTAATCCCGATTTCAATACTCTAAAAGCAGACGATAGAGAAGCGTATAGAACACACTATACTACGTTTCATCGTCTTGTAATCAATCTAAAGAGACTTATGGCAAAAGCGCCAGGCGGTAAATCCGTAATCGCACGATACGGTGCTGCCTTGTTATTAATAAAAGAACACGGAGAACTCAGTGATGCCGATCTAGAAAAGATTCATCAAGAAACTGGTATCGATGAGTTGCAATTGATTGAAGAACAATCACAATGGTTTATGTTAAAGGATGGAAGTGGTATCACGCCAGGCGTATATAAGATGCTACACGATACCACTACAACACAAGTTGATGATATCGTCAAGAAAGATGATGCGATTCGCATCGAAGAAGGTCTTGAGACACCTATTGACAATGTATTAGGTGTAGATATTTTTCAAGCAACGCATATGAAATCCCAAAGAAAGATATATATAAGCTCAGGAGAAATAACCAGATGAAGAAGTTTAAAGAATATGCGAACGAAGACACAACTGTAGGTTCAGTTGCTGGTCTCACTGGTGAACCCCCTGTAAATTTAAAAAAGAAAAAGAAAGACGATCACAGCGTTCTAAAAAGATTCATCGAGAATCGTCAAGAAAGTGAACGTAAGTGGCGTGAAAACTTAGAATCAAAACTAAGGTAGGAGAATATGATGAGTGGACTATTAGGAAGTCTTTTAGGGTTTGGTGGGTCAATCGTACCCGCAATCACAGACCACTTTAAACAGAAGAACGAACAGAAGTTTGAACTCGCCAAGATGGAAAAGATGGCGGAGTTACGTGCAGCTGGCTTTGATCACGAACTGCAAATGTTTGAGACAATGGCATCTGACAAAGAACACGAACGACTGATTGAACACGACATTTCAATTAATAAGGGTACAGGTTTTGTTGCTGGTTTACAGAAATCAGTAAGACCTATCATTACATATTGTTTCTTTGGATTATTTTGTGCAATCGAAGTAACTCTGCTTATGGAAGCACTCGAACAAGGATCATCAATCAGTGAATCACTGAATGTTCTTTGGGACGATGACACCAAGGCGATCTTCGCAGCTATAATTTCATTCTGGTTTGGATCAAGAGCTATCGACAAGTCTCGTAGAATTAAAAACCAATAATCCTTGACAATCCCTGTCGGGTAACGTATAATGTTACCTAATTGAAGTTGCGTGTACACGCAGAGATTTTTTTACCTTATGGAAACAGAGAATGCCTATAAAAATAGATAAGAAGAGGGATGAACTACTCGCTGAATATGCAGTGGGTATGTTAAAGGATTTCTACCTCACAAGTCACGAGAAATCACCACAAGAAGGATACGCAAGGGCCGCTAAGGCGTGGTCAACCTATTTGGGAGAGACAGATGGAGAACTTGCACAACGCATTTATGATTATGTTAGCAATAAGTGGTTTATGTACGCTTCTCCAGTATTGTCTAATGCCCCTAACGGAGAAGACTCCAAAAGTAAAGGGTTACCGATTTCTTGTTTCCTTACTTACGTCCCAGATACTCTTGAAGGTCTCATTAGTCATAGTTCTGAGTTACGTTGGCTTAGTGTTTATGGTGGCGGCGTTGGGGGTCACTGGTCAGACGTGCGAACTGTGTCCGACATTGCGCCTGGCCCTATCCCGTTCTTACACACTGTAGATGCAGATATGATCGCTTACCGTCAAGGTAAGACACGTAAAGGATCATACGCCGCTTATATGGATATCCACCACCCTGATATTGTGGAGTTCCTGAACATACGTATTCCTACAGGTGATGTACAACGTAAGGCATTGAACTTACACAACGCAATTAATATTACAGACGAATTTATGGAGGCAGTAATAAACGATACTGACTTCGATCTACGTGATCCTAAAGATGGAACAGTAAAAGAGTCTATCAACGCACGTAAACTTTGGGAAAGAATTCTTGAGGTGAGATTCCGTACAGGTGAACCTTATCTCAATTTTATTGACACTGCAAACAAACATCTACCAGAAAATCTAAAAGAACTGGGTTTGAAGATTCACGGAAGTAATCTCTGTAATGAGATTCACCTTCCAACTTCAGATGATCGTACAGCAGTGTGTTGTTTATCGTCACTTAATTTGGAATACTATGATGAATGGAAAGATACAACTATTGTCCGTGATCTTGTGCGGATGCTTGATAACGTCTTGCAGTTCTTTATCGAGCGTGCCCCAGACACCATCACCAGAGCAAAATACTCCGCAGAACGAGAACGTTCCATTGGACTCGGAGCTATGGGATTCCATTCCCTATTGCAAAAACATAATGTTGCGTGGGAATCTGAAGCGGCACGAGATATTAATAAAGTGGTGTTTGGATTTATTAAAGAACAAGCAGAAACAGAGTCCAGAGTTTTGGCAGAGGAAAGGGGGGAATATCCTGATGGCATTGGAACGGGGAAACGTAATGCACATCTGTTGGCAATTGCACCCAACGCCTCAAGTGGAGTTATTCTGTCAACTTCCCCAAGTATTGAACCACTCAAGGCAAATGCATATACCCATAGAACGAGGGCGGGTTCGTTCCTCGTAAAGAACAAATATCTGAAAGCACTTTTAGAAGAAAAAGGTGAGAACACAGATTCAACGTGGACTTCTATTATAACAAATAAAGGATCGGTACAACACTTGCCGTTTCTGACAGAAGGTGAGAAAGCAGTATTCAAGACTGCGGATGAACTCAATCAGATGTGGGTGGTTAAACACGCAGCTGAAAGACAACCATTTATCTGTCAAGGTCAAAGTGTGAATCTATTCTTCCCTTCAGGTGTGGATAAATCTTATGTTAATAAGGTTCATCTTAGTGCTTGGAAAGAGGGGTTAAAAGGACTCTACTATCTAAGAACAGAAGCGAAGTCTCGTGCAGAGAATGTTTCTGAGAAAGTAGAAAGGGTTGCACTACAAGATGATATCAGAAATGTGATCTATGGTAAAAAAGATTGTCCGTTCTGTGCAATGGCAAAAGAAGAGATGAAACTACGTGGGATTCAGTACGACTATGTTGATCTTCAAGAAGTTGGTAAAACAGCTGCTGAAGTGACAGGTAGGAAAGTAAAGACTGTACCACAAATTTATCTCGAAGGTGAGTACATTGGTGGTTATGATGAGTTGATGAAGTATTTCGATGCAAATGGAAATACAGAAGAAAGTGAAGAATGTACTGCTTGCGAAGGTTAAAGTTATAAATAATTGGTTCAGATTAAATAGGAGAAGAAATGTCATTGTTAGATTTTAGTAAAACATATAAACCATTCCTCTACCCGTGGGCGGTAGAACTTGCAAAGAAACACGAAGAAATCCATTGGATCGAAGATGAAGCAGAGTTGTCTGAGGACGTACAGGATTGGAAGACTAAACTAACGGATCAAGAAAAAGAATTCATCACACACATTCTTCGACTATTCACTCAATCAGATGTACAGGTAGGAGAGAACTACCACGAGTTGTTAATCCCTCGTTTTAAAAACAACGAGGTGAGAAATATGTTATCTTCATTTGCGGGTAGAGAAGCAGTACACCAACGTGCATATGCATTGTTGAATGATACTCTAGGTTTACCAGATGAAGAATATCACGCCTTCTTAGAATACAAAGAGATGGCAGATAAGGTAGACTTTATGAAAGAAGGGGACATCTCTTCTCATACAGGTCTCGCACTATCACTTGCACAATCAGTATTCAATGAAGGTCTGGCAGTGTTTGCCTCTTTTGTTATGTTACTAAACTTCCAAAGGTTTGGTAAGATGAAAGGAATGGGTACGATTGTTGAGTGGTCTATTAGAGATGAGACTTTACACGTACAGGGTAACGCAAAGTTATTCAGAACATTCTGTGAAGAACATCCACGTATTGTAAACGATGAATTGAAATCTAAGATATATGTTATGGCACGTAATGCTGTAAAACTAGAAGACAAATTTATCGATCTTGCATTCAAGGGTAATAATGTTCAAGGTCTTACTAAGGAAGAAGTCCGTGCGTATATCAGACATATCGCAGATCGTAGACTTCTACAACTTGGTATGAAAACAAAATTCAAACAAAAAGACAATCCATTGCCTTGGTTAGATTGGGTTCTAAATGGCGCATCTCACGACAATTTCTTTGAGAAGAGAGTCACTGAATATTCTGTTAATGGAATGGAAGGTGATTGGGGTTGGGATGAGGTCGCTGCTTAGTGCCTGAGAATAGTAAATACGAAGTATTATGTGGTATCTGTGGTATTGAATCCATAGTCGAAGTTCTTGACTATGATGATGCCCCTTCGTGTTGTCCTATGTGTGGAAATGATGTAATAGAGGTGACTGAATTAGATGGCGAGGATTGAACATCAATTATCATTAAACTTAGATAAACCCAGAGACGCAACACCCGAAGAAGTTCAAGAGTGGTGGGATACTGAATTAAAAAAACAGGGAGACTCCGCACTTAAGTGGGTAGTCTTTGCAACTATAACCCAACTATTATCACTCGGATTTATGGGATTGATGATGTTAATAATACAGACGATTGTGAAATGAAAGATTTGAAAAGAAAATTTGTAGCATTCTGGATATTCGTAATTTTCTTCTGGATGTGGCCCTATAGGTTATTCACTACAAAGAACAATTGTTATTTCTGGACACTAGAGAAACTAATTACTGAGGGTGGTTCTGTTAAGTGGTATAAAAGTGCAATATGGTTTGGATATCACTGCACTTGGGTATCACCCGAAGGTGAAGAGTGGGAGTACACACTACCTAAAATGAGAAGAACCTCATTGTGGAAAGTTATGTGGTACGATGGTGTAGAACGTAGATTCACCAGTAGGAACAACCACTTCTTGTAAGTATAGATAGTTGTATGGATTGGACATACAACGATAAACCATTTAACCCCACACCCGAAGTTATCGAAGACTATCAGGGATTTGTGTATGAGTTAGAAGAGATATCTACTGGTAAGAAGTATATCGGTAAGAAGTTCTTTTGGTCTAAACGCAGATTACCACCACTCAAGGGTAAAACTCGTAAGAGGATCGTAAAGAAGGAATCTGACTGGAGAGACTACTACGGTTCGTCCGAAGAGGTAA